AGTTTTATAATTTTTATGGTTCTAAAGGTTGGAAAGTAGGCAAAGAGAAAATGAAGTCGCTACCTCATGCGATTGGGGGATGGATAAGCAGGTGCGATAAACCCGAAACAAAAGATTCACCCAAAGAAGAAACGGAAAGGGAGTTCAGACTAAGAACCTTTAATGAAAGGAACGGATTATGAACGTAAAGATAATTGACCCTAACAAAAAGAGAAATGACTTTGAACTATATCATAAGACTGGCGGTGCAAGAACTAACTATGCAGGCTTTGAATGCCTCAATGGCGTGTTTAGATTTGCATTAGATGGCGTAACTGATATAACAGGGCTACCACATAGCGGAAAGACTGAGTTTGCCTTAGAACTATTGTTTTATCAATCAGAAACTTTTGGAATAAGACATCTACTATACGCTCCAGACATAGGAAGCTACAACGAAATAAGGCGAAAGCTATTTGTTAAATACTATAAACGCTCATTTAGAGGTTATGACAACTCAATAACCAATGCAGAGGTGATACACGCAAGCGCATGGATTGATACGCACTTCTTAATAGCTACTAAAGAGGATGCAAAGAAGCCTATAATGCCTGAAGAACTATGGCAATTTACAACCGATTACGAGGATGTTAACGGAATAGTTCACACTTGCTTTATTGATAGTTGGAAAAACTTGTTTCACGATATGTCACCATACGGAGGGCGTGAAGATTTATATTTAGATTACATCCTTAGCTATCGTAATGAATTGGCTGAACTAAAAAATAGACACTTCATGACTATTGCACATCCTAAAAAAATGGAATTTATGAATAGCCAAAACGGAAGCAAACCTAAACGCAGAGTTCCTGATGCGGATGACATCAAAGGAGGTTCAGCTTGGAACTCAAACGGCAAAGTAATTATCTCAGTTGACTATCCCGATAGGACTAAGCAGACAGTTGATATTTACTTTTGCAAGGTTAAGCCAGATACAATCGGAAAAGTAAAGGTATTGATGGAGGAACTTGAATTTGATTACAGAAAGTCAAGATATAGAGAAACGATTGAAAGCAGAATGTACTATGCAGGCGAAGGGCAAAAAGCAAAACAACAAGGAGAATTTATAGGAATAGCAGGAATGAATAACGATATTATACCAACACCATTTTAACCTTATGTATAAACAAATTATTAAATAATTAACTTAAAAAACTAAAACATGGAATTAGATTTATTTGGAAACGTAATTGTAAAAGATGAATTATTAAGAGATAAATTCATTGAGCCACCATTTAGTATATTAGATACTAAAAGCGGAAATTGGCAAAAGAGAAAAAAACTTTGGGTAAGTAAAGGAATAAAAAGTGAAATTGGGAGAGATAATAAAAAAGTAAACTCAATAAGGATTGAAACAAATGGAGATGATATAACAAAAAATCCATATCAATCTGTTTTTGACCCTGCACTTTGCGAGGTTTTATATCATTGGTTTTGTGATGAAGGTGGCACAATATTAGACCCTTTTGCTGGTGGTTCTGTTCGTGGAATTGTAGCTAACTATTTAGGATATAAATATAGTGGAATTGATATAAGACAAGAACAAGTTGATAGCAACCGAGAACAAGCTATGGATATTTTGCCAATAGAAAACCAACCTCAATGGTATGTTGGCGATAGTAATGAACTTTTAAACGATAATTGGAATATTGAATTTGATATGGTTATGAGTTGCCCACCTTACGCTGATTTAGAAGTTTATAGCGATTTGGAAGGTGATATTAGCAATAAGCCATACAAACAATTTTTAGAACTTTACGAAAGTATAATTGCAAAGACTTGTAAACTTTTAAAAGTTGGTGGTTATGCTTGTTTTGTAGTTGGCGAAGTAAGAGATAAAAACGGGTTTTATATTGGCTTTGTGCCAGATACTATCAAAGCATTTGAAAAGTGTGGAATGAAGTTTTACAACGAAGCAATACTTTTAAATGCTATTGCAAGTGCAAGTATGAGGGCAAATGGAAATATGAAAAGCAAAAAACTTGTAAAGGTTCATCAAAATATTTTAGTGTTTAAAAAAATATGAGCGAAGATAAATACACCGAAACACTAGAGCAGCTATACTTCACAACAAGAAGTTTGCAACAACATGAACGCAAGGAAGAATCAGCACTTACCATTTTAGATGAGTTAAGAGCGACTATAAACGATTTTAGTATTAAGGTTGATACATTACAAGGCGATAGGAAAGTTAATGCGTTAAAGACCATTCAAACGCTAAAGAAAGTATTTGACTACATTGGTTCAATTTACTTGCAAGAACTTTATTGGCGTAAAAAGAATAGAGATAATGAAGCGGCATTGATTTTAGCAGCATCTGAAATAGACCGATTAGAGGCTGAATTGAACACGATTGAGAAAGCAAATAATTCTATCATATAAAAATAATTATTGCATTTTAAATTTAAATAGTACATTTGTAAACACAACTAACTAAGATGATTAACTTTACAATTAAAGAAAAGGTTAAAAACCTGCTTGAAAAGCATCCGCATCTAAGGGATTCTGATGAAAAACTTATTGCCAATGTTTGGTTTGCCGAAAGTCAAGGCGTAGATGATAAGTTTAAATTCTTGCAGCTATACGCAGCAGGCAGACTTACAAACGCAGAATCAATAAGAAGGTGCAGGCAAAAGATACAAGAAGAATGTGAGCATTTACGAGGTACGTTATATTTTAAAAGGCAGTTGAACCAAGATAAGATTAAGCAAGAACTAGGCTACTAATGAATAAAGCACAAATCATAGAGGCTATCTACAAAGATGCTGCTTACCGAAATGTATGCAGAAACATAGCCTCACCTGCTTTATTTGAAGACTTGTTCCACGAAGTTATAATTAATCTTTTGGATATGCCTGATGAAAAAATAATCGAGGCAAAAGAAAAAAAATACTTAAAGTTCTTATTCGTAAAAATAGCACACAATAGTTGGAACTCCAAGCATTCGCCATTCTATCGCAAGTATAGGCACAATGACCAAACCGAGAGCATAGACTTGTTAATTGGATTAGAAGGCGAACTAGACCCTGAACTTGAAAATAGGGAAGATGTGTTCCAAACCTTTACCCAAGAAGTAAAAGACAAGATTGATTCCTTAGATTGGTATGACCAGACACTTTTAAAACTTTACATTGATATTGGTGAGTTCAGAAAGATTTCAGTAATGACTGGTATAAAATATGGAGCGGTTCAATACACTATTCAAAAAACAATTAAAAAACTAAAACTTGAAAACTATGATGGATTTAAAAACTTTTCTGATTCTTACAACACTTAGTGCATCCTTCGGGATTGGTGCGAGTGATTTTTTGACTAACGTCTACGGCAAACTATTTGGAGAGCAACTACCTAAGCCTTTCGGATGTTCCTTCTGTATGGCATTTTGGGGCGGTTTAAGCTACTCTTTATATTCAAGCAATGGAATAGTTGATTCGTTTATGATTGGCTGCGCTAGTAGCGTTATGAGTGCTTTTATTTCTAAATACCTAAACGTATGAATCAAGAACAATACGAAAGACTAAAACCATTTAAAGATAGATGGTTGACATTTAAAACTAATCACGCTATGAAGTGGAGCGGTTTAGAGATATTAGCTTTTCAGCAAGCCCACAAAGATTTGTTCGGATACGTTACTGCAAACATTCATTGTGGTAATTGCCAGAACGAAATGGTTCACAAAGTTTTTAACGCATTTGAGGAATATGAATCTAAAATTTAAACATTCGGGAGCGAGCGGAGATATTCTCTATGCTATGCCTGCTATTCAGAAAGCCTGCGAGATACACGGCAAAGAGGCGATTCTATACATAAACATTAACGCACCTAACTTAGGTACGAACCCTGCGTTCAAACACGCTTACGGAGATGTTATGCTAAACGATTACGCTTACAAGATGCTCAGACCTTTATTAATGGAGTTTGACTTTATCTATGATGTGTTGCCTTATAGGAATCAGAAAGTAGATTACGACCTAGACAAGTTCAGGAGTATAGGAATGAACCTTGCCGCCTACGATATAAAACGCTGGTATGCTTTAGCCTTTCCTGAGTTAACAAATGTAAACTACTCAGAGCGGATATTGCACATTGATACTATGCCAAGTGATTACATAGTAGTAAATAGAACTGAACGCTATCAAAACCCAAACATAGACTACACAGTCTTAAACGACCTTAAAGAAACAATCTACTTTACAGGTTCAACTGCTGAGTATTCAATATTTAGTCAAAAGGTTAACTGCAAGTATTTAGCAGTAGAAAACTTCTTAGACTTAGCAAGGATAATAAATAACTCAAAGCTATTTATCGGGAATCAATCAATGAACTTTGCAATCGCTGAATCTTTAAAATGTAGGCGAGCATTAGAAATATGCTACTATGCGCCAAACGTAATTCCTGCAGGCGGAGAATATTACGAGTTATGGAATACTGAAGGTTTAATAAATGCAATAAAATGAAAATACTACTAGTCACAGGACAGAAAATAATGGGTGGCGAATACCACAGATTAATCGTTCCTCATTCTAAGATGCACTTGCAAGGACACGAGGTCAGCCAAATGGCAAGTATAGACCACGTTCCCGAATCGCAGCTATCTCAGTTCGATTTAATTATTGCAAGCAGGTCAATTTCAAGAATAGGCAACGAGGAAAACGTATGGAAGATTTTAAAACGATTAGGCATCCCCGTGATAATAGATACGGATGACCATTACCAATTAAGCGATAGCCACGTTCTAAAAAAAGAGTGGAAACTAAACCATAGGGCAGAGGCATTGATTTACAACTTTAGCCAAGCGGATGCAATAATGGTAACAACTCCCTACCTTAAGTATGTGGTATCTCAGTTCAATACAAACGTAGAGGTATTCCCAAACACCATAGACTTTGAACAACCTCAGTTCATACCTAACCCAGAGATTGCAGCAATGAAATCTGAGTTGGTTAACATTGGATGGAGTGGTTCAGTAACGCATTTAGAAGACTTGCAACTAATCGAAGGCGAAATCCTATCTTTGAATAAAAGTCCGTACAAAGATTACAAGTTCATGCTTGCAGGCTTTTACGATGGTGATTCGATTTGGCATAAGTACGAAAAGATATTCACATCAAACTACATACTAGATGACAATAATTACGGCAGGATAAACGCAGCAGATGTTTATAGCTATGCACAAGCGTATAATTTAATGGACATTGGATTGATTCCTTTAAGATATAACGAGTTCAATAGAGCCAAGTCAGAATTAAAGATGCTAGAGATGGGTGCATTTGGTTTAGGGGTAATCGTTTCGGATGTGGAATCGTATCAATGGATGAGCAAACACGGAAAGAACTGTTTAGTGGCAGGTAAAAAAGATTGGTACAAGGCAATGCGTAGACTAATAGAGAATCCTGAGTTAAGAAAAGATTTAGGCAGTCAACTAAAAGAAGATGTTATGAAAAATAGCAATGAAGCGTTATGGAGAAAGTATCGGATGGAGTACTACGAAAGTATTATATCGAGCAAATAATATATTTATAGATATGGGAAAACATAAATACATAGAAACGCCAGAGAAGATGTGGGAACACTTTGAGGCTTATAAGACAGAGGTTAAAAGTAATCCAAGAAAGAAGCACGTTTTTGTAGGAAAGGATGGAGTAAGCGATTATGAACTATTGGAAAGACCTCTTACTTTAGATGGGTTTGAGTGCTATTGTTACGATAACGGCATTATAAGCGATTTAAGCCAAT